TTTAATTGCCGGTGAATTAAATAGAATTCACGAAAATACTGAAGGTATCAATCTTATAGGTGAACAGAAAAAGTTTGTTTTGAAAACTCCAAAACCTGCAGAACCTGAAGTTGATATGGAAGTACCCGCACCAGCTCCAGCTCCATCACCTGAAGGTGGTGAAGACTTAAGTATGGACATGAGTATGGACACACCTGAAGGTGGTGAAGATTTAAGTATGGACATGAGTATGGATACACCTGAAGGTGGTGAAGAAATGGACTTAGATATGGACATGGATATGGAAACACCTGAAGGAGAAGATGACGAAGAAGTGTCATTTAAAACCATTCAAAAACTTACAGGTAAAATAGGTCAAAAATTAAGAACTTTTGATTCAGCACAAGGATTATCATCAGAAAACATAAAGTATGTTTTAAATTCAATACTATCTGCCTTGGATTTATCAAAACTTACTGAAGAAGATTATGATGATGTTATGTCTAAATTTGAAGAGGATGAAGACGAAATTGACTATGGTGTCGATGATGAAGCAAATATTGATGTCGATGCTGATGATGAAATGATGGATATGGACCTTGACTTGGATATGGACACTGAAGAACCATTAGGTGAAATGAGTGAAGAGATGGAAGACTACGATGATATGTTCTTAAGTATCGGCGACCAACCTTGGTACAATAGAGGTGATAGACCATACCAAGGAGACTTTGATTTTGAATACGATGAAGAGGATATCGACACATACGATGATTTAATGTCAAAATACGGTAAGAAACAAAAATGGTTTGCACCTGAAAGAAGTGACAAAAGAGAATTCGGAATACGTGGTGATGGTAGAAGAATGTTTGATATGTATAGAGAAAAATATGGTCAACCATTCAAATTACGTAAAAGAAGACCATTAAACACGTCATACGAAAAAACAATGGACGAAATTTTTTCTGAATCAAAAATTGAAAAAGTATTATCAAAATACTTTATAGTTTCTGAAAAAGAAGAAAAAATGAATAAAGATAAAGATGTAAAAAAATACATCACAGAAAGAGTTAAAAATTCTTTGGTAAGAAAAGAAATTAAAAACCTTTCTGAAACAATTGAACAAGAATTAACTGCAGATTTCATTATTAAGGAACATGATAATGTTAAATTTATCGGAAAAACAAACAAAGGTAACTTAGTTTTTAAAGCTGATAATAAAACCATTAAAATTTCCTCTAAAGGTGAAATTCTATGAAACTAATTTACGTTAACGAACTTGGACCAAATTATAAGGGAGATAACGTATATGAATTTATCTTCTCAACAGTAGAAGATGTATGGGGTGATGATTGGGACGTTGAACCGGCTTCAGGGCGACCAACACCACCCCATATTCATTTTATAGAAAAAGTCGGTGTTTTAAAAAATTCAGGTATTGAACTAAATTTAATTCAAAACTCCGATTTCTTTTCTGTATTTGACTCCGTTGAAGGAGTTATCGCTCTCGGGTGGGAAGACTCTGAAAGCGAAGCCGTTGTTGATAAAAAGTTTACACGTTTAGTTTTTCACTATGGTGAAACTGAAAAGTCAGTGGCAGATAAACTATATGAGAGAGACATTGTTCTCAAATGGGATAAAACATTAGTAGAATGAAAACTAACGATATTAGAGTAATAAAATTAATGAAAGAGGGTTTTGCGTTTGAAACCCTTCGTAATTTAAATGAAAGCCAAATTAATATTCTTTATAAAAGAATTATAAAAGAATCTTCTGAACCAAAGGAAGCGACTACACAAACTGTTCAAAAAACAACTTACAGTAAAGATGAGTTTAAAGGTGGTTTAAATGTAAATGGTACTGTAAGTCCTAATGATGATGGTTCGGTTACAGTTACATCTGAAGAAATAAGTGAAGATGATAATTTAGATGCTGCAGTTGATAAAGATAGTGGATACGACCCTTATGCGGGTAATAGTATTTCAAATGATGAAGGACCGTCCAGTAACGATGGTGATAATAATGCTGATGATGGTATGTCGATAGAATCTGAAATTAAAGAAAAGGCGGTTTCTAAAAAACAACAAAAAATTATGGGTTTAGCACTATCGGTAAAAAGAGGTGAAACTCCTAAAAGTGAAGTTTCTAAAGCAGTTTTAGATATGGTTGATAGTATGACTGAAAAAGAATTAGAAGACTTCGCAGGTACTAAACATAAGGGTTTACCAAAAAAAGTTGAAAAAACAAAAAAAGAAAGTTATATTCGTAATGTAAAGATGATTGAAGAGTCATTGATTAAGTTAGTTCAAAAACACATTACACCAAGTATGACAAAGAAAGATTTAATGGATTTAGTAGAACAAGGTCCGGGAACAAAAGAAGCTCCTACAAAGACTCCTACTAAAACTCCTTCAAAACCGGAAAGAAAAAATCCGTACCAACCAAAACACAAACCAGCTCCAAAGGCTAAAAAAGATGATGAAACATTTGCAATGCAATTACCATCATTCTTAAAATTCGATAATTTAAATATAACATTTAGTGATGAAAAAGAATCTTAAAGAAGCACCAATAGATTACGGTGATAGACCTGAAAGAATGGCACCAGACATTCAAAGTAAAATTGAAAAGGGTGAAACACCTCTTTCAGACTCACCAGCATTTCCTGAAGAAGAAGAAGGTGATAATAGATTTGAAGAAATTATTGCATCTAAAAGATTTAAAGATGTTGTAGAAAAAGTTAAAAGATATACAGGTTTAACTAGTGTATCAGGACAGAATGCATTTAGGCAACTTCAAACGATGTTGATGCAGGCAGTACAAAAAGTAAAAGCCATTGAGGGTGGTAACGAAGAGTATTTAGAAAATTTGGCAGTAGAGTTAGTCAAAAAAGAAATGTCTTTACCCGATGATGTATTCCAATACGATGTTGAACTTATTTCATCAACATCTAAGATGGATTCGTCAAAGATGAGAAAACAATCTGAAGAACCTTCATCAGAAGATATTGAACAACAATTTGGTGTGTCTGAAGATGAGGCGGAGGAAGATTTAGATAATTTTATGGCGGCTTTTGACAAGTTCGACATGGAGAAGGCTAAAAGAAGATTCATCAACTCATTAATACAAGGAGCATCTAAAAAGGGTCACTACATGTTTAGTCTTGTTGAAGAAGAATTAAATAGATTAAATCCTGAGTTATTAAATTTATATGGTGTTTTAATGTCAATAAACGATTTGATTTATTGGGTTATGCCAGACGAAGCCGTACAAATGATGGCAGATTCAGGTCAAGGTGTTGCAGGTTCTGTAGAAATTGAAGAAACAACGGACCCACCAACTATCAAGGCTAAGGGTATGTTTTTTCCTATTTTAATACACGAACTTTTAAAAGGTGTGTATGAAGTGTTAGGAACACAAGGTTTACCTGATGACCCAAAACAAGCTGAAATGGTTATGGCATCTCAAGATACTTTACCATATGAAATTTGGGATTTAAGATTAGGTCCTGTTATTTGGGAAAAATTCTTAGAAGTATATCCTGATGAGTTATTTGAAGATGATTTAAGAGAAATACAAAATTACCTATTCTCAAGATTTTCAGCGTTAAGTACTGAACAATTCTTTGAATTGGCTAAAGAAATTTTATCAGGAACTGAAGAAGGTAAAAGGGCCGTAAAAGCTATGGTCGATGAAATCATTCAAGAAATTAAAGATGATGAATACGAAGAATCTATGGGTCAATTCAGAGATGATGATGAGGATGAAGGTTTCGATTTAGACGATTTCTTAGATGGTTTAGGTATAGGACCTTCAGCATAAAAATATAAAAAAATGTTACTATGGGTTTATCAAGAGAGCAAGCAATACTCGAATATGCACGTTGTGTAAAAGATACTCCCTACGCATTAAAAACTTACCTACAGACTTACGACAACACACAATCAAGGTACGTACCTTTAGAGTTGTTCCCTGACCAAGTTAGTCTTATAAATGACTATGATACTCACGAAGAGAATATAGCATTAAAATATCGTCAAGCGGGTGTTTCGACAGTTACATCTGCATGGGTATCTAAGAGATTAGTAACTGCATCTAAAAACAAACCTGAAAAAATTCTTATTATTGCCAACAAACTTGACACTTCTCAAGAAATGGCGAACAAGATACGTTCATTTGTTGACCAATGGCCGGCATGGTTTGGTATTTCATTTTCAGTTGAAAAAAATTCACAAAGACACTTTAAATTAAGTAATGGTTGTGAGGTAAAAGCCGTGGCAACATCTAAGGATGCCCTCCGTGGTTATACCCCTACTATTCTTATTTTTGATGAGGCTGCGTTTATTGAAGCCGATAATGATTTCTGGTCTGCCTGTATGGCGTCACTTTCTACGGGTGGTAAAGTAATTGTAATTTCAACACCAAACGGTTTTGACCCAATATATCATTCGATATACAGTCAATCCGTGAAAAACATGAATGATTTTAAAATCACGGAAATGTTTTGGTATCGTGACCCTCGTTATGCCTCTGATTTAAAACTTATTAAGGTAAAAGATATTGTTCATTATATGTTGAATAGGGAGGAATATGATGATAGTGAAATTATATTAGATTATTCAAGTATCGACCCTATGAAACGTGATTTTAAAGAAATCACAAAAAGATTTGAAGAGGGATATAAACCATATTCATCTTGGTTTGAAAGGATGTCTAAAAAACTTAAATTTGATAGACGTAAAATTGCTCAGGAATTGGAATGTAATTTCTTAGGTTCTGGTGATAACGTTATTCCCCAGGATACTATGGATAGGATTAAGGAAAATGACATATGTGAACCTGAAAATAAATTTATGGGAGGTGCTGTATGGCAATGGAAAGAACCTGTTGAGGGTCATAAATACATTATGGGTATTGACGTATCGAGGGGTGACAGTGAAGATTTCACGACTTTCACCATTATTGATTTTGACGAGAGAGAACAAGTTTTAGAATACATAGGTAAAATACCCCCTGATGTTGCTGCTGAAGTTGCGTTTAAATGGGCTACGATGTATTCTGCGTTTGTTGTAATTGATATCACTGGAGGTATGGGAGTTTCGACTTCACGTAAGTTACAAGAGATGGGTTATAAGAATTTGTATGTTGATGGACTTAACGTTGCTGATAAGTGGAAATATAATCCTAAGATACATGAAAAGATACCTGGTTTAAACTTTAACTCAAAAAGGGTACAGATTGTTGCTGCGTTTGAAGAGGCGTTAAGACACGACTTTAGAATACGTTCTATGAGGTTGTTTAATGAGTTGGGTACTTTCGTTTACATCAATGGTAGACCTGACCACCAAAAGGGACAACATGATGACCTTATTATGGCTATGGCGATGTCTATCTATGTTGGTGAGAGTTCCTTTAGTCAATTAGAAAAAGTTACAGAACAAACAAAGGCGATGTTGGATAGTTGGAGTATTTCTACAAATGAATACAAAGACAACTCTAAAGACTTCAACCCGTCAATTCCTGTTATGCCAAATAGTAATTATAATCGGGGTATGAATCATAATCCCACAAGAAATGACTATGAGAAGTATTTATGGTTATTCGGTAAGTGATATTTAACTTAATTAAATATTTCTTACTATTTATATAAAAAGTAATTAAATGGCAAAAAATAATTTAACAGTATGGCAGAGGTTAGGTCAAGTATTTGGACCCGATTCAACGTTGGACCAACAATCTCCCGTATATAAATTTGATAAAAAAGAGTTGTTAAAAACTCCAAACAAACAAGAGTTTGAGAAGGAAAAGTTACAAGCACAACAATCTCTTTATTTAGGTCAGCAATGGACTAAAATCGAAAACAATTTATATACACAAGCCGTTTATTATGAACCAACAAGATTGGCATCATATTATGATTACGAAAGTATGGAGTATACTCCTGAAATATCTGCAGCCCTTGATATATATGCCGAGGAATCTACAACGACAAATGAAGATGGATTTATATTACAAATTTATTCAGAAAGTAAACGTATTAAATCAGTACTTGGAGACTTATTCAACAATAGACTTGATATTAATACTAACCTACCTATGTGGACAAGAAATACTTGTAAATTTGGGGACAATTTTGTTTACTTAAAACTTGACCCTGAAAAGGGTATTATGGGTGGTCAACAATTACCAAACATTCAAATTGAACGTTTGGAGAGAGGTATGAAATATTCTCCAAACAAAAGTAATTCTACAACTGAAAACGATTCTTTAAAATTCATATGGAAAGATAAAAACATGGAATTCAACACATGGGAAATTGCTCACTTTAGATTGTTAGGTGATGACCGCAAACTCCCATATGGTACGTCAATGCTTGAAAAAGCCAGAAGAATTTGGAAACAATTATTATTGGCCGAAGATGCAATGTTAATTTACAGAACATCAAGAGCACCTGAAAGAAGGGTGTTTAAAATCTTTGTCGGTAATATGGATGACAAAGATGTCGAACCGTATGTAAACCGAGTCGCCAATAAATTCAAACGAGACCAGATTGTGGACCCGTCAAACGGTAATGTCGATTTAAGATATAATCAAATGGCGGTAGACCAAGATTATTTCATACCCGTTCGTGACCCTAACGCTCCGAACCCAATTGACACATTACCTGGAGCTCAGAATTTAGCTGAAATTGCGGATATTGAATATATCCAAAAGAAACTCCTTACAGCACTTCGTGTACCTAAAGCCTTTTTAGGTTTTGAAGAAGTTGTTGGAGATGGTAAGAACCTGTCATTACAGGACATTCGTTTTGCTCGTACAATCAATAGAATTCAAAAATCTATGATTCAAGAGTTAAACAAAATTGCTATTATTCACCTTTACCTTTTAGGTTTTGAGGATGAACTTAACAATTTCACATTAGGACTTACTAATCCATCAACACAAGCTGACCTTCTTAAGATTGAACAATGGCAATCTAAGATTCAACTTTATCGTGATGCAACATCTGACCCTGGTAATGGA